GATAGCATATACTCAAGACCAAGAACGTATAACTATAATAGTTGGAGAGATTTCTGTCCATGTGATGACTGTTAAAATTTAGAGATATGCCTTGTTACGAATGTGAAAATGGATTATGGAAATTTGGTGAAACTGGCAAGTGTCAGTACGAAACTAAAAATTCGTGTGAAACTGCTAACAAGGACTACTATGCAAAGACATATAATGACTATCCACAGTCTGCAACTAACAACGCAAAGAGAGCTTTAAAGTGGGTAGAAGAAAATGGTTGGGGTTCTTGTGGTACTGATGTAGGAAAAAAAAGAGCTAGACAATTAGCAAATAGAGAAAGTTTATCAAGAGATACCATAGCTCGTATGGCATCGTTTAAAAGACACCAACAACATAAAGATGTTCCTTACGATGAGGGCTGTGGAGGACTAATGTGGGATTGTTGGGGAGGTACGAGTGGAATTAATTGGGCTATTAGAAAGCTAGAACAAATAGACAAAGAAAAAAATATACTTGACATATTATTTAATAATTTTATAAATAAACATGGCAGCAAACGAACATAAAAATTTAACTGATGTAAACAGACACAACCCAAAAGGTTTTGAGTCTGCTACAAATGATACGTTATTGAGCAAAACAGTTGGTAGTGGTACAAACAATACTGATGGTAGTTTGTTATGGGTAAAGAAAAACTTAATTAAAGTAGATTCATATGACATACAAGGTTATGCTACATTAAGCAATTCTAATTATCATTATGCAGCAAACATGACTGATGGTCAATCACCAAATCAGTATAATGTAGATTATGGTGCAAATACAATAGGTAACGCAACTTTAGATGTAGGAGATTTTTTTAAAGTAAAATTATTTGTTATGCATCAGGCGTGTACTTTAAACACAATAACAATGTGGGCAAATGCTACTACAGGAGCAACAATAACAGTTGCTTTGTGTAAACAAACTTTTGTTGCAGGTAGCACAGATACAGTAACACCTACTTTGTTAAACGAATTAAGCATAACAGGACAGTCAAGCAATGATAATTTACAGTCTGTAACTAATGCATCCCCTGAAACAAGTTTAGCAAAGGGTGATGTTTTGTTTGCTATGGTCAAAGCATCAAGTGCAGCAACGACATTTTTTAAGTTAGGAATAGGAGTAGGATATGACAATTAATAATAAAAATACAATGAAAGAAACGATTGAAGATACAATACAAGTGGGGATGGCAAATGCAGGAGCAATAGGTATATCTTTAGCATCAGTAAATGAGGTGCTAACGACTGTATCTTTACTAATGGCGATAGGGTTCTCAATATATAAATTTACAAAAACAAAGAAATAATGGCAGACTTAGTAACAACCTTAACAGAGAGTGTAACCTTAAATGGTGCAATCAGAGGAACAACAAATACTGTAACAACAACTGGTATAAATAACGTGTATGAAAGAATCGTAACTTGTACGGCAGGACAAGCAACTTATTTAGCAGCTTTTGATACAAATTCTCATGGTTCAGCAGTTCAGATAGACAAAGAAGATGTTAGATATATTAGGATAACTAATTTAGCAACTTCTAATGTTGTTGAAATAGCAATAGTTGGCGAATCAACTTTATACCAAGTAGAATTAAAAGCAGGAGAATCACATATATTAGGTGCAGCAAACGCCGTAATGTTAGCAGAAGCAGATACTTCTCCTAGTTTTGGTACTATGAGATATTTACAAAACATACAAGTAACACCTACAGGTAGTGATACAGATGTAGAAATATTTATAGCTAGTGTATAATGGCTAAGATAGTATTTACTTACAGAAAAAAGAAAAACAAAAAAAGAAAGGGAGTACATTCTAAAAATGCTAGTGTAAATCAGAATGGCTACAAAAAACGTAAAAGAGGACAAGGCAAATAATGAAATTTCAATACTTTAAGAAAAGCGAGTTTGCTTGTAAATGTGGTTGTAAAACTAACATGATTGACTTAGACTTTGTAGAAGATTTAGATAGAGCTAGGTCGTACAGTAATATTAAATATAAAATAACATCAGGGTATAGGTGTCCAAATCACCCCCTGTCAAAAGAAAACCCGAAAAGCAGTCATATAAAAGGTATTGCTGCTGATATAGAATGTAAAGACTCATATCAGAGAGCATTAATTTTAGGTGGTCTTGCAGAGGCAGGGTTTGTCAGAATTGGTTTGAGTAAGGAAGGGAATTTTATTCATGTAGATGCAGACCAAGATAAGGTACAACCAGTTATTTGGTTGTATTAATTACTAATTAAAATAAATAAAAATATGGAAATGTTAAAAAAGATGTTTAACTCAAAAAAGTTTTGGTATACAGTTTCAGCAGTTTTAGTACCATTTGCAGCAGCAAAATTAGGTTTAACAGAAGCAGAAGTTGAAAAGGTTTACTATGCAATACTAACTTTAATTTTAGGTCAGGGAATTGCTGACATTAAAAAATAATGAGTAAGATAGTAGATATGATAACAGGTAGCTTAGTAAAACAAGCTATCAACCCTATTACTGAATTAATAAAATCAGTATTAGAACTTTTCAAAGACACTAAAGGTAAGTATTCTTCTAAGAGAACTATAAGTGGTGTTTTAGTTATAGCTGCTAGTGCAGATATATCTTTAAATGGCATCACGATTATGAATTTGGGTTTAAGTTTTTTAGCAATCTTACCACTATTGTTTTCAGTATTTGAAAAAAATTGTCAAAAGGGCGATTGTAATCAGAAAAAATAATTACATTTGCACTTCTATCAACCTATTCTGGTTGAAAATTGTTTTTAGTTTCAAGAGTGGGGTGTTAATAACATCCCATTTTTGTTTTAAAAGCACCTATTATTTTGCATACTTTTAGCAAAACTAAAAATTAAAAATCATGACAGAAAAAAGAAAAGGTAAAAGATTAAGACTATCTGCAGAAGAAGCAGATTTAATATATGAGTTCAGAGGAACTGATGTAGACAACATAAATGGCAATACTGCACTAGACCTACATTTAAAAGAGAGGGGTATAGACAAGAAAGAAGTAGTTAGTGTTAAGCATTGGCAAAACATGAAAGGAGAACTTAGGTTCTCTATAGTAACAAAAGAAGAGTATGGTATTGCTGAAGACCAAATATTAGATAAGATAACAGACCTAATAGAAGACTACTCTCCAACCTACACAAAAATAGAAAGAGATAAAGATAGTAATCACTTACTTGTTGTAAATCCTGCTGATATACATATAGGTAAATATGCTAAAGAATTAGAAACTGGTAGTGCATATGACTGTGAAACTGCTGTAAATCGTGTTTTAGAGGGCATACAAGGACTTTTGCAGAAGTCAGAAGGGTTTGCTATAGAAAAGGTTTTGTTTTGCATAGGCAACGATATTTTGCATATAGACAATGTATATAATCAAACAACAGCAGGTACAAGGCAAGATGTTGATGGTAAATGGTGGGAGCATTTTGAGATTGCATTGATGCTTTATGTAAAATGTATAGAAATGTTAAGGCAAATAGCACCAGTAGATGTACTACACAGTATGAGTAACCACGATTATCAGTCAGGTTTTCATTTAGCTCATGCATTAAAGAGTTGGTTTAGAAAAGATGATGATGTACAGTTTGATATTAGTGTGGCACACAGAAAATATTATCAGTATGGTAGTAATCTAATTGGTTTAGAGCATGGTGATGGTGCTAAAATGATGAACCTACCTCTTTTGATGGCACAAGAACAACCAAAAATGTGGTCTGATACTAAGTATAGGTATTTTTACTTACATCATATACACCATAAAGTAAAGCACAAGTGGTTAGATGCTAAAGATTATGTTGGTGTTACTGTAGAATATCTAAGAAGTCCATCAGGAACAGATAGTTGGCATAGCAGAAAAGGTTTTACTGGTGTGCCTAAAGCTGTAGAGGGCTTTTTACATGAGAAAAAATCAGGTCAAGTAGCAAGAATCACACATTATTTTTAAAATTTTGTTAAAAAAGTTTGGTAGTTAATTTCAATTTTATACTTTTGCTCATTATTAACTAAAAATAAAAAAAATGAGTAGAAAAAATAAAACAATTGAACAACCAGAAGAAACAAAAGAAACTAGAAAAGATGCCTTAAGAAGATTATTCTTAGACAACAATTTAGTTGAAGAAGATGTTTACAAAGACAAAAGAGGTTTTGTCATAATCACAAGAACTGGTATAGATAAAATTGTAAGCAAACAGGGTATTACTGTAGCATATGATGTTATAAAGTTAGATGCTGATGGTGTTGTAATAAAAGCTGTTGCTACAATGAAAACAAAAAACAAAGATGTTCGTAACATGATGTCTTTTGGTGAAGCTGCAGATGCTAATTTAATGGGAGGTGGTAAAAAGTTTCCTGTTGCAATGGCAGAAAAAAGAGCTATGTCAAGAGTTGTTCTAAAGATAGCAGGGTTTTATGAGCAAGGTGTCTTTGGACAAGATGAGATAGTAGATTAGTGAATGATGACTTGTTAGATTATTTGTTAGATGGTAAGCCATGCGAGATAACTTTATTTCAAATGGCTACCATTGAAACAAGAATACACAGGTCAGCCTTACCACTAGATGAACAACAAGAAATCTTAAATAAATTACCAACTTATACTGAATTAGAAGCAGAAGAGGTTATACTATATATTTTAGAGAACCAAGTACCTAGCGACCCTAAAGACCAATATAAACAGATGGTAAGAAATGGTATGTTTAAATGACAAAAAAATATAAATTCCAACAGATAAGAGAAGCTCATAATGAGTTTGAAGCATTTTTAAGAATTAAAGGAATGTCTACTAGACAGTTTTCTTTTTTACTTGATATAAGCGAAGTAACTGCTAGAAGATATATTTTAGACACTACCTTATTAAGATACTATCACATGAAAATTATATCCGACCACTTTAATATGAGTGTAAAAGATGTAATAGATATAATAGAATACGATTTAAAATAATAAAACATGAACAATAAAAGAAAACTAAAGTTTAGTAGTTACTTTCACGATGTAATTATTAGAGAATTAGAAAACAAATTTAATGTAAAAGAAGATGAAATATTTTTAGGTTCAAGAAAGAAAAACTTTATACAAGCTAAACGTATGTATATATTTGTACTTAGAACAATATTTGATTTGTCTTTAGAAGAGATTGGTGGTATAACTAATCTGCATCATGCATCTGTCCTGTATCATTATAGGCAAGTAGAGTTTTTCTACAAAACTTATATAACTGATTCAGAAACTTATAAAACAATTTTAAGTAAGATAGATAGTGTAACATTAGATGAGAAGATTGATGCTCTGGAAAAACAAAACAGAGTAAACAATTTAGAATTAACCAAATTATATAACTTAAAAAAACAAAGAAATGAAAAAAGAGAAAAATTATTTGCCTAGTAGCATTAAAGAGATAAAAACTCAATATGGTTCTATGCTTGTAGCTAACTTTAAAATGGATGAGCTTAAAGCTATAGAAAATAAAGGGTGGGTATCACTTGTAATATGTGAAAGAAAAGAACCTTCTGAAAAAGGTGCTACTCATTATGCTTATGAGAATACATATGAGCCACCAAAACAAGAAACAGTAGACAATACTAAAACAGAAGAAGATTTACCATTTTAATAATATAGAGGGGAGGTTGGCAATATTGCCTTTCATAATGTTAAATGTTTTTGCCTTCCCTCTTTTTTTACAACTATGAAAGAGAAACCAAGTTACTATGCTATAATATCTGCAGAGGTCAGATATGATAAAAAATTATCAGCCAATGCGAAACTGTTGTATGGTGAGATTACTTGCCTAACAAATGAGAATGGTTTTTGCTTTGCAACTAACAAGTATTTTGCTGACCTTTATGAGAAGAGTAAAGTAACGATTTCTAAATGGATAAGCGAATTAGTGGTAAATGGTTATGTATCAACAAGTTACACTTATAAAGAAGGTACTAAAGAAATTGATAAGAGGTATATAAGTATTCTTAAAGGGGGTATTAAAGAAAACTTAAAGGGGGGTATTAAAGAAAACTTAAAGGATAATAATACAAGTATTAATAATACAAGTATAATAAAAGAAAAAATAATAAAAAGAAAAAATTTTATTGTTCCTTTAGTTAGTGAGATAGAAGACTATTGTCGTTTAAGGGATAATGGAATTAGTGCAGAGCAGTTCTATGATTTTTATCAGAGCAAAGGTTGGATGGTTGGTAAGACTAAGATGAAAGATTGGAAAGCTGCTATTAGAAATTGGGAGAGAAACCGAAAAAAAGATGTAAAGGGCATGAGCAAAATACATTCTCATTTACAAAAGAACATAAATGTTAAACAAAAATTAAAAAATAAATATGAAATTAATTAAAACAATGACAAAATCAGAATTAGTTATAGAAACAATAGATATAATTAGCAAAACTTACATTGAGTTAGGTCAGCACAATGTAGAAGAAGAAACATTAGAGGTGTTGGCAGAAAGTTTAGCTGATGATTTACAAAGAGTATACAAAAACTTTTATATAGAAGATGCTAAAAATGCATTTAGCTTGGGTGTAAGAAGTCAGCACAATGGTGATTTTATACACTTAAACGTACCAACTTATATGAAGTGGTTAAGACAGCACAAGCAGTTAATATGGGATGCAAGAGCAAAGGTAGATAGTGGAGCTGACCCTAAACAAGTGCCACACTATAGACCTGAACCTAAACAATTAACAACTAATTCTTAATAAATATATTTTATAAAAAATAAAAATTAAAAAAAAACATTAAGTTTGTAAAAACAAAAAATAAATTATGTCAGGAAAAAGTAAATATTACTATGAGTTTGATAGAAACACATCATCAACAACAAACATTAACCCTAAAATGAGGATGAGTAAAGAAGAATTAGGTTTAGAAAAAAAGCATGAAACTGTTACAGGTGGATTATTTCCAACAGGAGTAAGACAAGAGAACAGAGATAACAGAGTGCCTTATTACTACAAAGGTAGAAATGGTTATGAAGCAAGAAAAGTTTGTGATAACTTTGATTTGCCTTACCACTTAGCAACTGCCACAACCTACATCTTACGAAGCTATCACAAGCATGATACACCAGTAGATTGCCTAAAGAAAGCTATAGCTCATTTAGAATTTGAGCTAGAGAAGATACAAGATGCAAAAGCCAATCTTTAGAGTATTTGTAAAATACAATATAAGAAACAAAGGAAAAGCAACTAGAGGTAAGAATGGTGTAATAGATACATTTGCACTAACAGATGACAAAAAAGTTATAGAACAAGATGAGGTTATAAAAAACAGAATATGTTATCTAAATAAAAAAAGATTAGAAAAAGTAGTGATAACAATAACAGATGTAGAGGTAGAAGACCAGTATGGTTTTACAACAGATAGATTTTAATTATGCCTAAAATTAGAAAGATAAAAACATCAGACAGAAAAGATAGCAGAGGTGGTGGTTATGCTAAAAGAAAGTTTACTTTTGAAGAAGCAGAAGCAATAAGAGAAGAATATAAAAGAGAAGGGGGGAGTATATCGGGGGTAGCCCGAAAATACAATGTATCTCAACCACTTATGTACCAACTTATCAAAGGTACAACTTATAATGAATAAAGAAGCAACTGTACAATCTTCTTTTTGTACATATATTAAGTTGCAATACCCAAATCTTAGATACTGTGCCAGTTTAGGTGGCATAAGAACATCAATGAAACAAGCAATATTAGCTAAGAAGACTGGCTATGTTAAGGGTTTCCCTGATATGCAAATACTAAAAACAAATAAACAATATGCAGGACTCTTTATAGAAATAAAAGCAGATAAGAAATGCTATCCAACTAAACATCAAAAAGAATGGATAGAAGATTTAAACGAACTTGGTTACTATGCTGTTGTTTGTAAAGGTCTTGATGAGTGCATTGAAACTTTAGAGTGGTACATGAAACTGCTGTGAAACTGCTAGGTATTTTGAATAGTGCATTTTGACTAAAATTTTCTTAAACAACTAAAAACTAAGTAGTTATATTTTGCGACAAATTGTCTTATTAACATTTTTTTAAAATTAATGTTGATTATTAAATATTTTTTTATACATTTGTCAAAAAAAACAATTAAAAACAATTAATATGTATAACTACGAACAACATTTTAAAGACATGGTAAGCAATTGCTGTGGTGATAGTATGGAAGAGCTACAAGAGTTTTGCTATGTATGTGATACAAGAACAAAAAACCCTATAATTGATGGAGGAACGCATTGCAATACTTGTAAAGAAGAGAGAGATGTGATAGAGAGATACGTTTGCAATTGTTGTAATGAGATATGCGAACCAATAGAAGATTATGAATACGACCAATTACGAATATATGAATTACAAGAAGCTAAATATGATTGCAGAACTTAAACAAAAACAAGAACTAGACAAATTGTATAGACAAAATACAATTGATATGAATAACTATTTTGCATATAGTGGTAAACAAGAAAGAAAAAATAGGTTTACAAAAATATTTGAGGAATATAATTTTAATAAAAATATTAGAGTAAATAATGATATGTCAAAATATGTTTTGAAGAAGGACAAAAAAAGTTTAACTAAAATTAAATAAAATGGAAATTATATTAACAGTATTAATTATTTTAGGTACTTATAGTTTTGGTTTTTTTAGTGGTGTAATAAACACAACAGAAACTAAAGAAATACAAAATGAAGATTACAAAAATGATGTAATACACTGGAACAGTAAATAAATTAATAACAAACTAAAAACAATTAAAATGAAAAAAGAAATATTACTACAAATAGAAATGTTTGATGATGGTTGTATGTCAGCTTACGAATTAGTTAAAAAAATAAAACAAATAATTAAAAATGATAATGAAAGAGAACAACAAAGAAAAGTATTAAACAATATATTTGATATATATGGTGATGTCTTTGTAAAAAATAATAATAACTAAAAACAAATAACATTATGAGTAATAAATTAGAAATGGGTACATTTTCTGATACTACTTTAACCTATCTTTTATTCTTTGCAATTCTCTTTGGGGGGTGCTAGGGGGATAGGGGGGTGCATGGGGGGTATCAACTTAAAAACAATAACTAAAAACTAAAAACTATGAAAACTATAACAACTAACCAAGCTAAACAGCTTATATATAATAATAACTGCAAGATATTTAGTGTAGAGTTTATCAAAAAAGATGGCTCACATAGACTAATGACTGCAAGACTACAAGTGCAAAAAGGTGTTAAGGGTGTTGGGTTGAGGTTTAATCCTGATGACCATAACTTAATAACTGCCTTTGATATGCAAAAAGGAGAATTTAGAATGATTAACTGCAATACTTTAGTATCTTTGTCGGCTAATAAGCAAAAGTATCTTATAAGCGATTAAAATACTTGTGTTAATACTAATTAAGAGCATATATTATTTATGCTCTTTTTTTTATTTGTAACTGTTGCGAAACTGCCGCGAAACTGCCGAAACTGCTACGAAACTGCTAGAAATGTTGTGGCTGACCTTAAAAAATTTTGACCCCCCTCTAGTGTCTAATCTAGTAACTTGTTAAATGTCAATATATTACATGACAAATTTACATGATATTTTTTAACATTTTTTTTGTTGTTTTGTCAAAAAGTTATATATTTGTATCAAATTAAAAACAATTAAAAATGGCAAACTTTAAACAATTAGATGATATTTATTACAATGTTAATAGTATTATTGATGATTTATTAGAACTACAAAACAAATTAAGCAATAAAGAAAAAATAAAACATCCTTTATTATTGCAAATTTGTGAATTAGAAAAACAATTAACAGAAATAAACATATTAAGATTAGATGAATTATATAAAAATAAAAACAACTAAAAATCAAAATTATGCAACATTTTAAAATAACTAACATACATACAAACAAAGCAATTAATTTAAACTATACAGAACTTCAGCAAATGATGAGCAAAAATAGAAAAGACTTTTTTTATAATTACACTATACAAAGAGTAAATAAAAAAAGCATATTAGATAATATAATCGCCTTTTTTATTGTAGCTATCGGTTCTATTGGATTACTTTTATTAGGTTCAATTATGGACACTTACCTTTAATTATTAACTAAAAACTAAAAACAAATGAAAAGAATATATAATAGCAACGCACAAGTTTTTCACCTATTTGCAAATAAATTGCAAGATGAGGCAAAAACATCTACAAGAAACGTATTTTTTAATAAAGATAGCATTTATAGTTATGGTTACCACTATAAGCTAGGGCTTCACCTAGATAACAATGCTATGTTAATCAATAACAAAGGTTATTCAATCACAACTTCAAAACATATAAGCGAACTATCTCAAGCAAGTAGACACAAAACAATTTTCTATTCTCAAAATGTTTTGATTTATGAAGTGTTACCAAGATTAGAAGATTATGCTAAAAAAGTAGTAAACGCCAGAAAAGAAGTAACAAAAGCATACTATATTGATATGCTTAACTATATATATAACAGCTTTGTAGATTTTCAAAAATATTGCATAGATAATAAAATTAATAAGATTATATGGAGTAAAGAAAATAGAATTAATTTAATAGTAGATAAAAGGAGTAAAGAATATAAAAGAGTAAATTTTATTTATGATAGTATTAAGGGCAATATTAAAGAGCTAGAAAGCCAAATAAAAGCAGCTAATGAGAAACAAAAGAAAAAAGAAAAGCAAAGGCAAAAAGAACAAACAAAACTCTTCAGAGATAATAAGATTACATTTGCAAGACTTAATTTTGATTTGCTTAAACTTGTAGAGATGCACAGCCACACGGCAAACCACGACAGGCAAGAAGATTTCTACATAGCTACTAGCCAAAATGTAAAGCTATCTATTGAAGAAAGTAATGAAGCAATTAAAAAGCTAGAGCAAATAAACTACAATGCTGATTTAATAAATAAGCATTTAAAAGGGCAAAGAATAAAATATTATACAATAACAGGAGCTAAACAAAATGCTTTAATTGTAGGATGCCACAAAGTTAAATTTGAAGAGATAAAGAGAATTAAAAAACAATTAATTAAATACAATTTATACAACTAAAAACCAAAAAAAATGAATAAAAAAGAACATCAACTTAATTTTAATAGTGAAGAGATAAATTTAATTTTAAAAGCTATGCACAAGACATATCCAATATTAGACAATTCACCATTTGCAGAATTAAAAGATAAAAGAAAAATATTAACTGATATAGGAAATAAACTTTATAATGCAAAACAAAAACTAAATTGCAATAAATTTATATCTTTACATTAATTAACTAAAAACTAAAACAATGTACACAAACGCAAAAGCAATTCTAAACGATAGACAGTTAATGACTGATGTCATTTACTTCAATGACTTTAATAATAGAGATGAAGAAGAACAACAAATAAATACAAAAAAATCTTTATTAGCTGACAGAGATATTCTTTTTAAATTATCCAGTATGAATAACAGAGAAATAAGAGAATTATTTTTAGATATTCTAACAATAGAAAGCAAAAGAATAAATTAAATAACATAATTAAACAATATTAAAAAGGAGCTTTTAATAGTTCCTTTTTTTTTATATATACTTTGCTATCAATTTATATTTTAATTGCTTTAAATAGCTTCTAAAGTGTGTTTAATAGCTTTGTTTGTATACGTTAATTAATTATTTAGATGTTAATCTTTGTTTGACAAAATAAGTGTTTAGTCTACTTTTTTTTCTTTTGATACACTCAAACAGATAAAAAAAGATATAAAAAGATATAAAAACAAAGTATTTGTATCAGTTTAGGTTCAAACTAGAACCAATTTAAAGAGTTTTTCCAAACTTTTTTTGTGACAATGTGTCAGAAAATAAAAAGGGAGATTTCAATTCCGTCAATTTTGGAGTCCTCTCTTTTTAGCCACACAAACGTACATAACAAAAACCAAAGTTCAATTTTATAACTACTCTATAATAGTTACTAAAAAAATTTAGAAGTTCAATTTTATAATTAGTATGTTTAGTGCAAAATCGTTAGTTGCGATATGAGCAACAATGATTTCTATAAGGTTAGAACGAGAAGAAGTGTTAGTATACTTCTTAGAGTTCGTGAAGGTACTGATTTTTTATTTAAAAAACACATGGTTTTTGGAAATAAATTTTAATTTAATATTTATATAAAAATAAGGAATTAAAAAAATGGTTATATTTATATCTTTGCAAGAAATTAATTTTTAAAAAGAAATATAATGAGTTCATACGATACTGACAATACCCTACTATTTGAGATGTTAGGGAAAGGTAGTGGAACTGAAGTGTTCACCACTACTGCACAAACTTCTAAAGATTTTTATGCAATCTACTTTGTACAAGAAAGTGTTATATCATCTATAACAGCACCAGAGGTAACAAATGCTTCTGCTCTTGTAACTACAATTCCAGCAGGGATGACATTATTCATGCGAGTAACAGCAATCACTTTGACATCAGGTCTAGCGATAGGTTATTCAGAGCATGATGGTAATGTAAATGCATAATAAGTAAAACACTTTAGTAATTAAAAAATATAACGATGCTATCACTAGGTAATAAACTATCTCTTACTACACAACCTATATATAAATTTGTAAACGAACATTCTGTTGATTTTGATGGAGTAGATGATAGGATTATTACTGATGCAGATGCAGTTGCACAACCTACTACTTATTCTTTCTGGTGTAAGTCAAGTGAGACAGGACAGAATAATGGTGTGTTTGGACATGGTAGTATTAATATAGGTGCTTTTCATATCAACGCATTTGGTGGTGATAGACCAATATTATTTTTAGAAAGTAATTATTATAGATATTGGGTTGCTACTGATGCACAAGATGATGGCGAGTGGCATCATTGGGTAGTTTATGCAGATACAAATGACATAACAAATTCTAAGCTATATATAGATGGTGTTTTACAAAATCCATCTGCAACTGTATCATCAGGTAGCACTACTGCTTATACTGAAAGTTTAACAATAGGTGGCGACAGACTATCAGGTGGTAATTCTTATGCGGGTAAGATAGATGAGTTTGCAGTTTACGATAGAGAACTTACTCAAGCAGAGATTACTCGTATGTATAATACATACTACTCACCAAATAGAATTGCAAACGGGAATTTTGCACAGATTGGAAACGAAGAAGTAACTAATGGAGATTTTAGTCAAGAAGGTAGTGAAATATTATCACAACCTGTTGATTTACAAACTGATTTTTCTGCTAATTCAGGAGGTGTAATTGTTGATGCAGATACTTTTACTACAGCAGGTGGTACATTAGATGGTATAGTAACTTCTACTATTTTAACAATAGGAAAAAATTATAAAGTAATTGTAAGTGGAGATACTACAAGTTCAGGTTTTACTTTAGGAGATTATAGTGGTACAGGAACTGAATATGGTAGTGGTTTTGGAACTCATTATTTTACTGCTACACACGCAAGATTATGGGTTAGACAAACTACATCAGGTACTACAAACATTACAAGTTTTAGTATAAAAGAGATTGGGCAAGATTGGACAATAGAAAATACTTGGACAATAGGAGATAGTGTTGCAAATGGTAATGGTGCAAATGGAAGTTCCGAACAATTAATACAAAATAATGCTACTACAATAGGTAAAATATATAAAGTAAGTTACGAAATTTTAAACTACGTTAGTGGCTCTGTATTTTTGCCTAATGTTGGTTCTGTTCAATCAGGAAATGGTATTTATACGGAATATATTACTGCAACACAAACAGATTTAAAAGTTACAGGAAATAATTTTAATGGCTCTATAACAAACATATCAGTCAAAGAAGTAGGGCAGCATTGGGATTTTGACACAGGGTGGTCTACAGATGGTAGTAGTGCTTTATGGACAGCAGGTGGCAGTCAATATGCTAAATTAACTCAAGATACAAATGCAATAATAGATTCAAGAGAACACAGAGTTACTTTTGATTTAGTAGACACTAATAATTTAGGTGTTTTTGTAAGGTTAAATGGCGGTAGTTTTTCTTCTAAACAAAGTGGTACAGGTAGTTTTTCTGTAAATCTTACTTCAGGAACAGGAAGTAACAGATTAGATTTTGAAATAGGTGGGGATTATGCTACAAAAAGTTTATCTATAGACAATATAGTAGTACAAGAACTAAAGCATGATGCTACAAACCTTATGCTTAATGCAGGAGATTATCAAAGTGCAAACCCATTAATCACTTCTACTAAGAGTATGGAGTTTGATGGTGCAGATGATTACTTAACAGTATCAGATAATAGTAGCTTAGATTTTGCAGCAGGTTTTTCTGTTAGCTTTTGGGTATATCCTCAAGCAGCAGATGCAAATGACAGAATGGTTTGTAAAGGTGTTACTGGTACAGGAGAATGGATGATTAGTTTTGGTGCAGGACAAGCAGTAAGAGTATATACAAAAGATGGAGATAATGTTGTTAAAGATTTTACTTCTGCTAATACTTTAACATTAAATGAGTGGGCTATGGTTACTGTAGTTGTAAATAGAACTACAAATTATTTACAAGTATATAAGAATGGGGGTAACCTTAGTGAAAGTTCTGCATCTTGGACAAGTGGATGGTCTACTTCAGCAGCTTTAACTATGGGTGTTAATAGTTCTTTAGCAGGAGATTTTGATGGTAGGATGACTGAAGTAGGAATATGGAATAGAGAATTAACATCATTAGAAGTAGCATCATTATACAATCAGGGTATGCCTACTAATTTACTTGTAAATAGAAACAACTATCAATCAGGTAATCCTACATTATTTAATACTAAGCAAGTTGATTTTGATGGTGTTGATGATGTTTTAAACATAGGCAATCCATCTGTACTTAATTTTACTTCTGATTTTACTATTTCAATGTGGATAAGGTCTAATGTAAATACTGATTCTTATAATGGATTGTTTACTAAATATGGTGGTAGTGCAGGTTGGGATTTAATTTTGTCAGCAGGTAAAGTAAGAATGGCTCTTAGAGGAACCTCAGCTATTGATACAGGGGGAGGTTCAGGTTCAGATTTAAGAGATGGTAATTGGCATCATATTGTAGCAGTAAATACAAATTCAGATATAAAACTTTATTTAGATGGAGTTTTAATACAAACGCAAACAGGTACTTGGACACCTACAACAACAACGAATGATGCTTTAATAGGCGAAAGAGGTGGTATACCTAATTTTGATGGAGATATTAGTCAAGTAGGTGTTTGGACAGGTACACTAACTGCTGATGAAGTATCTTCTTTATACAATCATGGTTTACCTATTGACTTAACTACAGACCAAGCAGCTTATGAATCTTCAGCTAACTTAACAGGATATTGGAGAATGGGTAGTGGTACATTAGATAACTATCCAAGTATAGGATATTTGACTTATGGTGTTATAGCAGACCAAACAAATGCTACTTTAGGTAGTGAAATAGTTGTAAATGGAGATTTTGCAACAGATTCAAATTGGACAAAACAAGATGGTTGGACAATATCAGGTGGCAAAGCTCATAGAGATGGTACAGGAATTACTAATACTGCAATTACACAAGATATAAGTGTAACATCAGGTAAGGTGTATAAACTTAGCTATGATAGAACTTATATATCAGGTGGTGGGCAAACTAATGTGTATTCTGATTTTGTATCAGATGGTGTAAACGAAACTAGAGGTAGCTATCAAGATACAACACAAGAAACAGTAACAATAGTTTCTTATTTTTCTCCTACTTATACAGGTACTTTGACTTTAAGAGTATATGGTATTGGAACTTTTACAGGTAGTTTTGATAACGTATCTGTAAAAGAATTTGGTGGCAACCCTGCAATAATGACTAATATGAACAAAAGTGATATTGAGAATGGCAGTCCTTATGCTAATTTTGTACAGAATGGTAATTTTACAACAGATACTATATGGACTAAAACTAATGCTACTATTGATACTAACACAAACAAAGCTACTGTAACAATAACAGGTGGTGGTTTTTCATCTATTAGTCAAAGTTTAAGTTTTATAAATGGTAATGTATATAAAGTTACTGCAACTATAAATGGTACATCAGGCAAACAAATAAGATTCCAAGATAATGGTAATAATACAGGTGGTTTAACAAGTGTAAATGGACTTGTAAATATGACAGGAAGCGACCAAAACATAGAGTTTACTTGGACTGCAAATGCAGATTCTCAAGAAATTGCTATAGCTAGAAATACAGGTAGTGGCGATTATAGCTATACAGTTTCTAACGTAACAATATTAGAAGTAAACACAGGATTACAGGGATATTGGAAAATGGGTGATGGTACTAATGATGAGTACCCTATAATAGTAGACCAAGTTACACCTGATTTAAGTAGTGAACACATAACAGGTTTTACTAATGGTACTACTTATCCTTTTACAACTTTTACAACTTCAGGTAATAATATTACAAGTGCTATTGTATCTTCTGCTTTTGCAGGTGCAGTATCAAATGCTATAAGTGTAACATCAGGACAGATATATAAAGTTACTTTTGATTATACTAAAAATAGTGGAGATGATTTAAGAGTTGTATTTAGTAGTGTAGTATCAGGTGCAGGTACACAAATAAGTAATAGTGAATTAATAAGTGCTAGTGGTTCATATACTAAATACTTCACAATAACATCTACTACTACAGGTTACTTACAAATGGGTACAGGTAATAGTGGGCATTCTTTAAATGTTAGTATTACAAATGTTAGTGTAAAAAATTATCAAGGAAACCCAGCAACTATGACAAATATGTTAGAGGGTAATATCACTAACCAATATCCACTAACAAAGATTAGAAACTACTATAGAATGGGGGATGGTATTATGGATGGTTATCCTACCATACAAGACCAAACAAGTCCTAATCTTGCACATATACCTACTTCTAATGTAGTTACAAATTCTGAAACACCTTCTATTTTACAAGCAGTAACTACAACTACAGGAATTGCAGACCCTTTTGGTGGAACTAATGCAATAAGATTGAACGAAACTACTGCAAATTCTAATCATTATGCTGGATTTAGCACTCCTGTTGTTAGTGGTAAAAATTATACAGTTTCTGTATTTGTAAAAAAAGGTTCTTATGATACTATAAGACCTTATACACAAAGTGCATATTTGGTAGGTAATGCAACTTTAAATTTCAATGATTTAAGTGTTTCTACAAATGTAACTGCTTATGTTGAAACTTACGAAAATGGTTGGTATAGACTTGTTTGGAAACCTACTCAATGTACTCAAACAGGTAATATGTTAGTTTATGTTACAGTAAAAGATTTGTCAGGTTATGCAGGAAACACAAGTAACTATGTTGATGTATTTGGTGTTCAAGTAGAAGAACAAAATCAAGCTACTGCATACATAAAGTCAGATGGTATAGCAGCAGTAAGAAAATCATCTACTACTAATATAATAACCTATTCAGAAGATTTTACACAAAGTGCTTGGACAAAAAATGATGTAACAATAACAAGTAATTCTACTACTGCACCTAATAGCACTTTAACTGCTGACAAAATAACAAAAGATGGTGTTAGTGCTAATGATAGAATTAAAGTAAATGATGCTACTATAAGTAATAGTACAGTTTATAATATAAGTGCTTATGTTAAAAATGATACAGTTATAGTAGGTGGTCGCACAACTTTAGCAGTAAGAATTTCAGGTGGCACTTTATTTAGAAAAGGTTATCAATGGAATGGTAACACTTTATCTTTTGCTTCTAACTTTGCTAGTGGAACTAGAACAAACGAAATTTTAGAAAACGTAGGTAATGGATGGTATCGTATAGGTTTTTCTTTTACAAGTGATGGTACAGTAGCAGATATTGAATTAGATGTTGATAGACAAAATGCAAGTGATACTACATCTTTATTTGCTTGGGGTGTTCAGTTAGAGCAGCAAACACAAGCAGAAACGTATGCTAAGACAACAGGATTACCTGTAACAATAGATTTATTTACAGAAAACAACTATGGTACTATGACTAATATGTCTGCATCAGATATAGTAGAAGATACACCTTAAAAAATTAAAATTATGATATATACAACACCAAATACAAGTTTATTGACAGAAGTAGATGCAGAAGGAAACCCTGTATGTGATTTCTCACAAATTATAGAGGATTCTCCTGCAACTGTAAGAAAGTCATTAGATGGCACATTATTTATTGCTAAATTTATCGGCGAAACTCCATCTTTTTTAGAAGGATTAACTCAATATACTCATAAAGAGATATTAGCAATAGTAAGAGGTTCTGATTGGACACCTGAAGACTCTGAATAACATTTGTTTAATTTTATTATATTTGCTTAATGAGTGAACAAGAAAGCAAAGAGCTTGGTGGTCTTGCAAGAACTAAAAGAGCAAACATAAATGAAGTTTACAACAATACACCAAAAGCTAATCTACCGAAAAAATCTCATGCTAGAGAGATGGCTAAAATTAGTAGGACTTCTGTTGCATATGCATTAGAAGGACAGCCAGTAAAAATAAAGATGGCTTTGGATTTGTTGTTTGATGAAGACCCTAGAGCTTATATAGATGCTATAGCGAAACTGCTGAACTATGCAGTACCAAAACTTTCTTCTACAGAAATAAAACACGAAAACGATAAGAAAATTGAAATCAAATTAGAAGATGGTGCTACTCTTGAAGATATTAAAAGACAACTCAAAGAAATAGAACAAGATAGTGCTAGTGATATTGATTTTGAAGAAATAAATGAGTAATAAGGAGCAGCTTAAATATGCACTTAATAAAACTCTATGTGAAATGTCATTCTATGAGTTTTTTAAACAAGCATGGCATATTGTAGAACCTGCTATAGAACTATCAAGTAATTGGCATCATAAATATATTTGCAATGCTCTGCAAGAAGAAGCAGAGAGAATAATTGCAAAAAAACCAAAAACAAAAGACATAATAATTAACGTACCCTTTCGTTCTACTAAATCTCTTATTGTTACTGTAATGTTTCCAGTATGGGCTTGGATAAAAGACCCTAAGCTAAGATTTATAACCTCTTCATATTCTGCTAACCTATCTATAGAACTTGCAACTAAAAGCAGAGATATAATATTTAGTGAGTGGTTTAAGTCAAGATGGGGAGAGATATTTCATATAAAGAAAGACCAAAACCTAAAAGAAAGATATGAGAATAATCATATGGGTATGCGAAGAGCAACATCTGTTGGAGGTACTGTAACAGGACAGGGAGGAGATTTCCTAATTGTAGATGACCCTTTATCACCACAAATGGCAAACTCTGCAACAGAAAGAGAAAATGCTAATGAGTGGTATAGAACAACATTTTATTCAAGACTTAACAGTCCAAAGATTGGTGTAAGAATAATTATTATGCAAAGAGTACACGAAGATGATTTAAGTGGTTTTTTGTTAGACAGAGAAACAAGATTAAACTACAATCACATATGTATACCTGCAACTGTAGATGGTATTGTAAAGCCAAAGAAGTTAGAAAACTTTTATGATAAAGATGGTTTGTTTTGGAAAGAAAGATTTGGTCAAGATGTTTTAGATGACTATAAAAAATCTTTAGGTAGTTATGGTTATGCAGGTCAGCTTATGCAAACACCTACACCCCTAGATAGTGGTATGATAAGACAAGAATGGTTTAAGATTGATAGATACAGAGAAGATGGTGTTGTAAATTTTGTTATAGACCCTGCATATACTGCAAATCAAAAGAACGACCCTTCAGCACTACTTGCATACATATACAAAGACAATAAGTGGCAAATAATAGATTGTGTAAATGTACACAAAGAATTTCCTGACTTAGTAAAATTTATTCCTGAATGGGTAACTAAAAATGGTTACACAAACAAAAGTAGAATATTTGTAGAACCAAAAGCATCAGGTAAATCTATAGTACAAACATTAATTAGAGAAACTGGTTTAAATGTAAGAGAAGATAAACCACCAACTAAAGATAAAGTAGCAAGAGTAGCAGATATTTCTGCAACATTAGAATCAGGTAGAGTAGGTTTGTTACAAGGCAGATGGAACAACGAATTTTTAGACCAACTAACTAAATTTCCATCAGCAAAGCATGATGACATGGTAGATTGTCTTGTAATGGCTGTAAACAAAGAAATTTGGACAGGAAAAGGAAAAGTAGTATACTTTAGCTAAATTTTTCTATAATTCTAAAAATTGTGTATCAATTTCTGCAGATGTATGTAATTTTGCATAGATTTGAATAAATTATAAGAAAATAAGGTATGGAGTGTGAAAATAAGTACATAAATAAGGAACACGAAGCAAAAATTCAAGAGTATGTACTTTATATGAAGAAGTTGGTATATTTTGCTACAGAAGATACAGGTAGCAGAAAGTTTTTTGAATTTTCAGAGATATTAGAAACTGTATTTGCATATTCTAATAATTTTTATGAAACAATGGCAAAAAAAAGACATATGATAGAAGAATTTATGTTTTTAATACCAAACATGGCTTTTTACCTTAGTGTTGGATTTTTTACTGGTTTAAAGAACAAAGAAAATGCAAAAGACATAGAAATGTGCATTGATAGACTGTCAAAGAAGACAGAAATACTAACTGGTGAATTAACAGATGTTTTATTAGATAATAAAGAAAAAATAGACATAATAGAAGAACTAAACATAGAATCATGATAGAAATTCAAATCAAAGAAGATAAATACGAAATACCTACTGAATGGAAAGACATAACACTAGAATATTGGTGTGGTCTGTATAATATAATAAAAAAGTATACTGAAACTGCTCAAGGTGAAGATGAAAAAGAAATTGAAGAGCCAAAGTTAGATGAAGTTAAAGTGCTAAGAATGAATAGGGAAATATTCAAATATGTAACTGGTGTAAACGATGCGATGCTAAACCAGTTAGATTTAGAGAGTGTAAATACTGCTGTTGGAACTATAGGACAAATGATGGAAGAATATAAACCTAAAGGAATAGACAGATTTGAATTTGAGGGTGAGGTATACTTTTTTCCAAAAGAATTTTTAAAGAGAAACACTTTTGGTGATTATATAGAAGCTACACAGTTAGATGCAACCATACAAATGATGAAGCATGGTAAGTTTGATGTGTTACCTGAACAAATGGCTATTTTGTGTAGAACAATAGATGAGAAGTACGATGATGATGCAATACCCTCCAAAACTGATAAGTTTAAGCAATTGACAATGGACATCGTTTGGGAGTTCAGTTTTTTTTTGACAATGCAAAGCGTAAAATTAACAAGGACTTTCCAAATGTTTTTGGGGAAGGAAGGGGAAGAATTGGAACAGGCAAAGGAAGAGTTTCTACAGTTGGACTCTACACCAAGTTCATAAAACCATATGGTTGGCTAAATAGTTTATATATGGTTGCAGAGAAAGGTATTTTTAGAGTTGATGGCATGAATGATGTAGATAGTGTAAAGAATACTAATCTATATAAAGTTTTAACATATTTGAGTTGGAATACAGCGAAGAACGACTATGAGATAGCAGTAAATGACAAGATACACAACCCAAATAAAGTAATGTAATATATATATGGCAATAACAAGATTAAAAGATTTAGTAACAGTATTTGAGAGCAAGTGGACATTTGGAGATTCTAAGTTTGGTTATGATGGTGAGGTAAACGAATCACACAACACACAATATCCTCTTTTACTAATAAACCCTCCACTATCTACTATGCCTGAAATTTATTCAGGTAGAGAAGAGTATGAGTTTGAAATAAACTTTTACAATTTATATCCACAAGCAGCACAGTCTGCAGTAACACTACAGCATAGATGGGATAACCTACAAGATTTAGCTATGGAATGGTTTGACATGGTTTTAAAGAACTATCAAGACAATGTAGTAGATGTATATCTTAATGATGAGAGTGTAGAAATAGAAAGAGTTAAAGAAGTAGCTAATGATAGATTAGTGCAGATAAAGTTTACATTTACTATGAGTGCATTTTCTAAATGCTTTAGACCAGTATCTTCTTATCCATCTGACATTGCTAATTTAGTAACATGGCTTAGAGCAGATAGTGGATTAACTTTTGACATACCAACTAAACAAGTAAGTGCATGGACAAATCAAGTTAAAATCAACTCAACAAATGTATTACAAGCTACTAAATCAAAACAACCACTAAGATATGGTTATGATGGTGCAAATGACAAAGCTAGAATAGAATTTAATGGCACATCTAACTATATGACCACAGAAGGAGATTCTCCTATTGGTACTCAATTTACTATGTTCTTTGTGGCACAGAACACAAGTCTTACTGCAGGATATGAAGGTAGATATTTTAGTTATGCTGATGGTAATAGTGTTTTACATTTTGGGTCAAAAAATTCTAAATTTAATGGAACTTTTAGTGATGCAAGTGGTAATGGTGGAGAGGTGTCTACTACAAATTTAATATCTAGAAATTATCATATTGCTGTAGCAAAATTAGAAAACAAAAGACTATATGTAGAAGCTAATAATTCAGGTTTTAGTTCTATACAGGTTGCTAATTATGACAACACAACAACATATGACCAATCTGATTTTACTTTAGGTTATAGAATATCTGCTGCTGCAACTAACTATTTAAAAGGTAATTTACAAGAGGTTATTATTTACAATGCTCTTTTAACTGATAAACAAATAGCAGAAGTAAAAACATATTTAAACAATAAATTTAAAATATATTAATTATGGCTACAATAAATGGAAGTATACATGATTCTTTTTCACCTGTATCAACAACACAGAGTGCTTTAGATTTAAGCTATAACAATAGGTCAAATTATTTAGTAAGTGCTAATGTACCTAAAAGGTATCAGGTAAGATGGGAAGGTGCAGGAGTAAACGAATCATACACACCAACTAAAACAGCAGGAACTTTAACTACAGGAGATATTGTAAACATGGTTTTTTATGTTTATGGCACAACACAATATGTAGATGGTGCTTATCCTGCTAGTTTAAACAATTGGGATTTAGTAGCTAAAATAAAAAAGTCAAGAGATTTAGCTAATAAAAAATACAACAACGATGGTTCTATTTTAAACAACCAAAGATTTACAGTTGATATTAGTCAATTGTGTCAAGACATACTGTCATATAGTTTAGTGCCTATTGGTAAAGGAACTTGGCAAAGTAGTTTGTGGGGAGGTATGAATGGTGGTCAAACAAAACAAGATAATGTAACACAATCTGTAAGTGTATACAATGTAACACCAAATGGTACATATAGACATATAAGAGTTGTAGCAAAACCTGAAATTATATTGAGCAATGGTCTTATAACAGAAGCTACTAATACAGTAACATTTAATGATATTGCAGTTATAAATTCTGTAGGTCAATTTGAAAGAGATAGTATATTTTATTATAATCAATACACAATACAAAAAGCTCCTGCAAATTCTAGTAACCCTAGAGGGTTTTTAAGTTTTTGTCCAAACTTTACACAAACATCAAGCGTAGCATTAAGAAAAAATGTTAGAACAGATGATGAAGCTGAATGGTTGTATTGGTGGCAAAGAAACATGGGTGAAACTGCTGACCAAACTACAAAGGCAAGGTTAAAGGTAGAAACCTTTACAAGTAATGGTTCTGCACAAAACACAATGTATTTATCTGATTTTAATTCTAATTTAGACACAGAAACAGTTAGTAATGTAGAGGTTTTTAGGGTGAATCAGAAAAAAATGTGTGTGCAAAACGTATCACCTTCTTTTATAAATGCAAATGCACAAGATGATAGTGGCAATGCTTTAACAAATCAAATAGATAGTAACACATCATATTATAGGACACATTTAGAGTATATAAATGCTGAAGATAATTTAGTTCAAAATGGAAATTTTGCAAATGCAGGAACAGATTGGAACGCTAACTTAAACTGGACAATTACAACAGGAGAAGCTACAAGTGCAGGAGCAGCAGCAGACATAAATCAAGGTACTTGGAGTCCTTTATCAGGTCAGGAATATATGGTTACTTTTACTATAAAAAGTATAAGTTCAGGAGGTTTTAGGTTTCAGCTTGGAGGAGTTTTTGGAACAACAAGAACAACTGTAGGAACATTTACAGAAATAATAACTACAACAGGCACAGACAGATTAAGAATATTTAGTATGTCAAGCGCTAATGGAGCTGTTACTGACATACAAGTTCAAAAAAACCCAACAACTGTAAGAGCAACAGAATATAGATATTTTAATATAGACAGAGAAGATGCTAAACTACCTTATAATTTTGTAAGGTTTTATTGGTTAAATAGATTAGGAGGTATAGATAGCTATACTGCTAAAAGAAGTGTTGTTGAAAGCATATCTGTAAATAGAGATACAATAGAAACGCAAAGTGCAGATAGAACATGGTATCAAAATAGTTTAGATGGTTCTGGTGCAACAATAGCAGATGCAGATTATATATCTAACACAATGAGAGGTGGTAATTTATATAAGGGTGGCAGAGAAGTTTTAAATGTAAATGCAAATAGAAATAATAGTGTGTATACAGAGCCACTTAACAAATCTACTGCACAATGGTTAGAAGAGATAATGACTTCACCTAATGTGTGGATAGAAATGGATACAGATGCTACAGCAAGAGGTAATACTATAAATCCTTATCAAAGACCATCTACAAAAGAATATATACCAGTAATAATTACTAATGGAAGTGCTGAAACTGTTAATCAAGAAGCAGGGCTTGTAAGTTTTAATATTGAATACACTTTAGCACACAAAGTACAAACACAGAGAAATTAATGAGCAACGTAACAATAGAGTTATTAGATTATGTTTATGATGGTTCTAGTATAGACTGGGATAAAAGTGTTGTTGGAACATTAGATGTAACAAGTCATTCAGAGTTTCCATTAGCTTTAACTTTTGCTATTTCAGATATAAAAGACATAAATTCTCGTAAAGGTACTTTTAGCAAAACCTTCAAAATACCTGCAACAAAAAACAATAATCAGTTATACAAAAGTATATACTTAGTAAAATCTACAAGTGATAATAATTTACTAAACAAAAAATCATGTAGAATTGTAATAAATAATTTGTATTCTATAAATGGTTTGTTGGAACTTACAAGTATTGGTGGTTATGACAATCCACAATATTATTCTTGTGTTTTTTTTGGCAACAATATTACTTGGGCAAGTGAAATAGGAGAGAATTTATTAAAAGATTTAGGAACAGATGGTGATGCATGGGATAATCTAAAAGGAACAGATACTGGTAAAGATTTAGTTGTAAACAAAATTGGTGTATCATCTACTTGGGTTCAGGATAATGCTATATACAAAGATGGTAATTTAACAACAAATGATATACCATTAGTTTATCCTATTGTATCTTATGGTGATTTTAATCCATCTGGTGAGCCACAAACAATACAATTATTAAATAATTCATATGAACAGACTGGTTTTGGTGTTGCAAAATTAGGTTACTATGGTTTTAACAGTAGTGGTTTTGATTATGGTAATCCAGAACCTGTAGTAGATTGGCGACCATGTTTGTGGGTGTATGATGTTTTTAATGCAATATTTAATAATATAGGTTATACAATTTCTTCTACATTTGTTGAAACTGCTGACTTTAAAAAATTATTATTTGCTTTACCTAATTTTAGATATAACAACGCACAAGACAGATATTTATTATATGGGTTTGAAAGTAGGTTTAGAAAAATATCGGCTAATAATGATGCTTTAATTAAAGATGGTGGTACAGATTATTTTAACATAAGTCAAACAGGTAATGGTAATACTGAACTTACACAGACTGATTTAGTAAATATAACTAATACAAAAGATGCAAGTTCATATACTAAAGAAACAGACTTAAATGATTCAGGTTTAGATGGTAGTGGTATATATACTTTTCCTGAATATGGTAGGTATGATATAGAATTAGAAAATTTTGGATATTGGTTTGATAATGTTGTAGACCCTAGTTCAGGAGATGCAGGTGTTGATATAATTACTTCATCATTACAAATACAGTTACAAACAGTAGGCGAAAGCACTTGGAACACAATAGAAGAAGGTCTTTTAGATAGTGAATTAACTGTGCATGATGATAATGGTGCAAATACAGACCCTTCTGAAGGAGAAAGAGTATTTCCAAATATTAATTTTAACAGATACTTTAATAAAAATGATAAAATAAGATTAAGGTTAAAAAATGTAATAAAACATAGTGGTGGTTCAGGCAATACTTGTGGTTTTAGATTATATTTATATGGTAGTAGTAGTATAAGTGCTAATAATGATGCAGGATTTGATGGTGTTTATAATATAAAGTTTAATCCAGAATTTGTAGAATATGGTCAAACATATGATTTAAAAAATGTAATAAATAAAGAGTACAAACAAATAGATTTTATAAAGGGTGTTGCTCACGCATTTAATTTACAATTTACAACAGATGAAGTTGGCAAAATTGTTTATATAGAACCTTTTGATTCTTTTTATCAATCTTATTACGATGCAATAGACTGGACATATAAGGTAGACAAAAGCCAAGAAATAAATGATGTGTTTGTAAAAGATAGTTTCAAAAGAGATATTATTTTTAAATACAAAACTGATAGCAAAGATGCTAAAATAGAACAAAGAGGTAATGATTATTTTGAAAAAATATTAGATGAATATCCATTTAAAGAAACTTTATCTAATGAATTTGAAAGAGGTCAATCTGTTTTTGAAAATCCTTTTTTTGCAGGAACATTTAACGCAAAAGATAGGGATGTTTCTAAAACACCTAATCCTGTTTTTAATGCTTGTTTATGGCAAGAAAAAGAAGATGGTGGTTTTATTTCTCCAAATGATTTTGCAAGACCAGATAAGGGTTTTGATTTTTTACCAAGACTTTTATATTGGAAAAAATACAGTCCAGATATAGGTGGTAATTTTTGTTTTAAATATGCTGTAGCACAATTATTTAGTGGGACTTTTAAAGGAATTTTTGCAAAGTCAGGAGCAGTCAATGTTTTGTCTACTGTATACCCCCAAGCAACATCTATAAATAGAGAAGATGCGAGTAGTATGCTTTTAAGTTATGGTAATGTATATGTTACTGATTACGATGATGTAAACAATACATATTCTGATGCTGTTATAGTAAAAGGTTTGTATCAAACATATTATGAAAAGATGATAGATATGTTAAAAGAAAACCCAAGAGTTAGAACTATTAGTCTTAATTTAAAAATTAAAGACATTGTTAATTTAGATTTTAGAAAGTTAGTTTATATAGATGGTTGTTATTACAGAATAAACAAAATTAAAGATTACAATCCACTTAATAATACTACAACAAAAGTTGAATTAATAGAGTGGATAAATCTTGGAGATACAACAGCATATACACCTGCATTAAATAAATATGATGGTAAATGGAATAACAATCCACCAACAGGTGGTGTTCAAAATATAACAAGATAATTATGTCTACACCAAAAAATCAAATAACAAATAAAGGTATAGCTAACGAAAGTGGCTTAGAAGTATATATGACTGTAACAATAAGTTCTGTTGAGTATCTTATACCCATAACAATGAAAGATAATTTTGGCAATGCTCATAAAGTATTAAGAAGAAGAGAGAATCAAAAGATAGAAGATTAATGAAGTTTACTAATACATATAAAAGATTTAGTAGTGTTTCACAAATACTAATTAAGGGTTTAAGAGATGCTTTAAAATTACAGCAATATTATGCTACAGGTAAATTAAGTAGAAGTTTTGTTGGTATACAAGAAAAGGGTAAAGGATTAATTTTAAATATAATTTCTAATAAAGATTATTGGAGAGTTGTAAATGACCCAAATGTTGCCTTTTCAGTAAACAGACAAAATATAATAAGATGGATGAACACAAAAGGTTTAGACAAAAGATTTGCAGGTGCAATTTACAGAAAATTAAAAAAAGGTAATTATGGTAAACCATATGTATACTGGCAAAAAGGTAACACATTAACAAGAAAAAACTTTGCAGGTATAGTGGCATCAGAAGAATCAAAAGCAGTAGCAAATGAATTAGCACCTGCTATAGGTAAAGATGTAGCAGAAATGATGAGAAAGGAATTTAGAAAAATAAAACCAACAGCAGAAATAAGTTAAGATATTATGGCGACAAATACAGAAAAGATAGTAGTACAGGTAGTTGTACAAGGCGATAAACAATTAGACAAGTTAAATAAAAAAACTAAAGGTGTTACAGTAGGTTTTACCAAAATGGTTACAGGTGTCTTTGCTGCTATTGCAGCATTTAGGCAAATTAACAGGGTTGCTAGTGATATGATAAAAACTTTTACCAAGTTTGAATTTGAAATGGCTAAGGTAAAAGCAATTACTGGTTCAACAGAAAAAGACTTTAAAAAACTTAGTGCTACTGCACAACAACTTGGTAGAACAACATTCTTTACTGCAGCACAAGTAGCAGAATTACAAGTAAATTTTGGTAAGCTAGGTTTTTCTACACAAGAAATATTAGATGCACAAGAAGCAACATTATTACTTGCTACTGCAACGCAATCAGACTTAGGTAGAGCAGCTATTGTGGCAGGAGCTGCTGTTAGAGGTTTTTCTTTAGATGCTAGTGAAACTGCTAGGGTTGTTGATGTAATGGCAAAAGCATTTACTAGCTCGGCACTTGATATAGAAAAGTTCCAAACATCTATGACAAAAGTATCTCCTATTGCTGCTGCAGCAAATATATCTTTAGAAGCTACAACTGCAGTTATGGGTACATTAACAGATGCAGGTATAGAAGCATCTATTGCAGGTACATCTTTAAGAAATATATTCTTAAAAATGGCAGACCCTACATCTGACTTGTCAAAACATTTAGGTTTTACAGTAAATAGTTCAGAAGATTTAGAAAAAGCATTAGTTAAACTAAATAGTGAATCATTAACAAATGCAGAAATGATGCAGCTTGTTGATTTAAGACAAGTAGCAGCTTTTGCAACTATGGTAAATGGTGTAGAAAACATACAAGAACTAACAGATGCTTTTGACAATGCTAATGGTTCTGCTAAAGAAATGGCAGATATTATGGCTGACACTTTACAGGGGGATATTTTAAAAGCTAAGTCGGCTTGGCAAGGATTTATTATTGCTGTAATGGAAGGTGGTAATAATATAAACGAAACTCTTAGAACAATAATTGGTGGTTTTGCTTTATTAGTTAATAGGTTTACCGATGACATGAAAACTGCTGAACAAAGGTCAGTAGATATATTTCAAGAACAACAAAATATTGCTAAAACACAGAAAAAAGAATTAAAAGAAATTCATGATATTGAAACTGAATTAGTAGACCAATTGCAATTTAGAATTAATGAATTAACAAAAGAAAACGAACAAAGACAAAAATTTGCTTTTGCTAACGAAGAACAAGAACAAAAAAGACAAAGAGAGGTTGCAGCTACAGAGTTAGCAATAAAACTACTTAGAGAAGAAATTGAAAGATTAAATAAAGTAGAGGGAGAAAGACTAAAGCTGCAAGAAATTGAAGAAGCTATAAGAAAAGAAAAAGAAAGAAGAGCAAAAGCAGCAGAAGCAGAAAGATTAGCTAAAGAAGAAGAAGCTGCAGAACAAAAAGCATTTCAAGAGAAAAAACAACAATTAGAAATTAATTTAACTGAACAATTAAATATTTTAAAGCAACAACTAATTAATGAGCAAATAACACAAGATGAATTTGATGCTTTAGCTTTTGAAAAAGAACAAGCACATTTAGCTAATATGTTAGGTTTATATACTCATTATGGTAAAGAAACTGCTGACATAAATGCTGCAATTTTAGATAGTGAGCTTAAAAGAATATTAGAAATTGATAATGCAGAAAAAAAATCAGCAAAACAGCAAATAGACAATATGGAGTCTATTGGTAAGCAACTAATAATGGTTGGTGAACAAGAAGAAGAATTAATTGGCTTAAAAAGATTAGGAATTAAAATATCACAAGCAGCAGCAGTTGCAAAAAGTGCTGAAGCTGCAGTTGATGCTGTAAGGGCTGTTACAAGTGCAGCAGCAGATTCACCATGGTATTTAAAAGTTATAAATGTTCTTGCTGTTTTAGCTGCAGTAACATCTGGAGTTGCTAATGCAAGAGCTTTAATGTCTGACACATTTGCTGATGGAGGTATGGTGCATGGTAGGTCACACGCACAAGGAGGTGAAAAGTTTGCAGTAGGTGGTAGAGTAGTAGAATTAGAGGGAGGTGAAGCAGTTATAAATAAACGTAGTACAGCTATGTTTAGAAATCAACTATCTGCAATGAATGTTGCAGGTGGTGGAGTAAAGTTTGCAGATGGTGGTTTAATGAATATGCCATCATTTGCACAATCACAGTTTAATGCAACAAGTCAAGCAGGTATGATGGGTGCAATTGGACAAGGAAGTAAAGTAGTCGTAGTAGAATCAGATATATCACAAGTACAAAATACTGTGTCTGTGATAGAAGCTGAAGCAACATTTTAAAACTTAACAAATGTTTGTTGATAAAAAAACTAAGTTAGAAAGATTAGCTATTTGTAAAAAATGTACTTTTTACAGAAACTTTTTAATGCTTAAAAGACCAGTTATAAATATAGGTTCAAGATGTGGTAAATGCTCTTGTTTTCTAGATGCAAAGACATCACTAAAAGCTGACTGGTATGGCAAGTGTCCTGAAGGTAAGTGGTAATCAAAATAACAATATGAATATACAAGAAATAGCAAAATCTGTTGTAAAGACAGACAGAGAGATTATTATAAAATCTGTAGCAGAAAACATAAGTTACAACGCAAATTTTAGCCAACACAAAGGTGATGCAATAAATGTTATGTATAGTTTGTGGCATAAATATTTTCCTACACACAAACAAGATATTAATTGTTCATCGTGTAGAAATGCTGTTGTAAAGTTTTGGAATACAATGTGTGATGAGTGGTCAAAAGAAAAACCTAAAAAAAATGTCAAAAAGACAAAATAAAGTAGATGTAGTATATGACTACTTAGAATTGTTAGATATAGAAATTTCTAAAAGGTTTGGTGAAACTGCTACACAAAAAGATATATTAAGACACTTAGTTGAAAGAGGTATGGTAGAACCTAAAAGACTAAGAAATTATATGCTAATAGCAGACTTTGACAGAAGGTTAGTGCATAATAAAGGTAACAGAACACATACCTTTATGGATTTATCATATAAATATGATATTAGTGAAAGTCAAGCACAAAACATAGTATATAAATACAGAAAAAAATCTAAAGCATCTGAAAATATATCTTATTAAAAGTTTTTTCCACAAATTAGGTAGATTATAAGTCTATTAGATTCTAATTTTGCATCTATGAATAACAAATGGTACAATATACAAGGAAAAGCAACAGATGCTGTTGCAGAAATATACATTTTTGATGAGATTGGTGCATATGGAATAACTGCACAAGATTTTATTGCAGAAATGAAAGAGTACAAAGATACTCCTGTTAATTTACGAATCAACTGTATAGGTGGTGATGTGTTTGATGGGATGGCTATGTACAATATAATAAAAAAGAGAGAAGCAAAAACTACTGCATATATTGAGGGTATAGCTGCAAGTATGGGTAGTGTTATAGCTTTAGCTGCTGATGAGGTAGTTATGGCAGAAAATTCTCTTTTTATGATACACAATGCTTGGGGTGGTGCAATGGGTGGAGCAGAAGACATGAGAAAGACTGCATCAGTTTTGGAAAAAATTAGTAATGAAATTGCTAATATTTACAAAAGAAAAACAAGATTGTCGTTAGATAGAATTACTGATATGATGGATGAAGAAACTTGGTTAAATGCTGAAGAAGCATATGAGCTTGGGTTTATAGATTCTATATCTGATTCTATTAAAGTAGCAGCTAAGTATGATGTTTCTAAATTCAAAAACATTACTACTGAACAAATACATAATAAATTAAATATTAACGTAAATAACAAAAAAATGACTGAAGAGTTAAAAAATTGGTTTAACAACAAAGTTGATGAAATTGTTGCTTCTGTAAAAGGAGCTGACAACAAATCAGAAGAGGTTGTTACTGAAGTCAATGTTATGCTTTCAGATAATGAAGAAATATCAAACAAATTATCTTCTTTTGAAGCAAGTGTAACTGACTTAAATGGAAAAATTGTTTCTTTAGAAGAAGAATTAACTTCTGCTAAAGGAGAAAACGAAACTCTTTCTACTGAAATAGAAAGACTAAATGCTTTATTGAACAAAGCAGATGCTAAAGGTACTGAAGTAGTAACTGAAGGCGACCCTGCTGTAGTTGAGAATAAGACTGTTGATGCTAATGCAAGTTTTTACAATGCAATGGCTGAAAGAGTTAGAGCAAAATTTAATAATTAATAATCAAAAAATAAATAAAAAATGGCAACAGGAAACGTAGCAAATAAAGGTACTTTCGCAACTTATGGAGGTGCTAACTTAAATGAAATATTTTACGAGCCAGTATTTAGAAGTGATGATTTAATGCGTAACTACAGAGTTATACCTAATGTGAAGCATAAAATGAACGTATACACTTCTGCTGCTCTAACTAAAATTGTACAACCATATTCAGGTTGTTCACCAAACAGTCAAGACCCAGTTAAACAATTTGACATTGACAATAAAACAATTACTGCAGGAAGATGTAGAGTTGCTTTAGAGCAATGTACAGATGAGTTTTTTGGAACTTACATTGAAGAAATGTACAGAAATGGTGTAGATGTAATGAACCTAGAAGGTACTCAATTAGCAGATGCGATTGTAAATCGTGCAGTTAAAGGTATCGGACAAGATGTTGTAAGACTAGCTTGGGGTGGTGATGGTTCAACTACTAACTATACTGCATTTGATGGATGGATGAAGTTAATGGGTGCAGATGCAACTGTATTAGCAGCTAGAACTGAGTACGCAGGTACTGAAGCAGCTCCTACAGCAGCAGATGCAATTGGTCTTATTAGAACAATGTATGATAATGCTCCTGCAAACTTACAACAAGTTCCTTCTGGAGATAAGAAAATTTTTGTAACTCCAAAAATCTTTAATGCATATTTAGCAAACTTAGAAGGTTCTTCTGCAGATTTAGCAATTGTTAATCAAGTAGATGGATTAAGAAGAGTTATGTTTAGAGGTGTAGAAATTGTACCTATGTATGAGTGGGATACTATCTTAGCTGATACTAACCCTACAATGTTTGAAAAAGGTGGTACTAACTACACTAATGGTGCTTGTTATTGTGCAACAGAGAACTTAATTTTAGGTTCTGATGTAACTGACCCTGAAGGTTCATTTAAAGTATTCTATGATGATTTAGAAGAAAAAATGTTCTTTAGAGGTTACTTTAAGTTAGGTGTACAGTTCTTGTACCCTTCACTTGTACAATGGGGAATCATTGAGTAAAAACAATAATGTAATATAGAGAGAGTGTAAAAGCTCTCTCTACTTTACTTTTTAATAACTTTTAATAAATAATAATAATATGGCTATAGATACAGGTTTAGGTGTTACTTGTACAGATTTACAAGCAACAGGTGGTATTAAGCAAATTCTTCTAAGGTCTTGGGCTTCTGCAGATGCAGTTGTTTATGGTAATGCAGCAGGTGAGCATGATATTGACAGTATTCTTACTTCTGGTTCTCCTGCAGCTTGGTTTGTTTTTGAATTTAAAAACGAAACTCCTGCAATGACTATAAATGCAACTAAAGAAAATGGTTCAACAGCTTTTGAGTGTGGTTTATCATTTATGCTACCAAAATTAGACAATTCAAGATTTGCAGAATTACAAGAATTATTAAATACTTGTATGATGGGAATTGCTATTGACACTAATGACAATGCTTTTGTTTTAGGTGTAAGTGAAAAATATGCAAACGAAGATGTTCCTTCTAAAAACCAAACTTTCTTAAATTTAGCAAGTATGGAAGGTGGAACTGGAGCAGCATATTCTGATGAAAATGGCATTACAGTTAGCTTAATGGCAAGACAGTTTGAATTACCAAGAAAATATATTGGTACAATTACTGTTGATACATCAGCTTTAACTGCAACTACTGCAGCTTAATACTAATAAATAAGATAATATAGGTTTGGTTCTGCCTGTAAAATAACCTATACTATCTTTTTTTTTAATATGTGTGATTGTAATAAAAAAATTGTAGATTTATCACACTTAAAAATTTATAAAATTATGGCAACATACAAAGCAAAATTAACTTCTGGCACTACTTACAAAGGAGATTTTAGCATTTCTTGGGCATCAGCTACACAAGAAGAACTTGCGTATGCTTACGAAGAAGGGGGGCTTAGTAATTTAATAGAAAAAATAACAAAAACAAAAGATGAGTCAGAGAAAACAAGCAAGAAAAAGTCAAGTAAGAAAGCAGACTCTACAGAAGAGTAATACTTTTGAATTTGGTGTTTTTGATTTAGCAGTACCACAAAACGTAGAAGAACCACAAGACTTATCAAAGGTATTAACTAAGTATATACCTTTTGGTAATAACAATTTATTTCCACAATATTTAGCAGAACTTAAACGTAAATCTTCTACACATAGAAGTGTATTAGCACAAAAGACTGTGTTTACAAGTGGTGCTAAATTTGTAACAAACAATCAAGATATACAAGCATATATAAAAGATGTAAATGCTGACAAAGAAACTTTAAGACAAGTTTATAAGAAGTTAGCTGATGATTACTATACTTTTGGTAATGCTTATGTAGAGGGTGTTTTATATGATGGTGGTGTAAACCTATACCATATAGATGCAACTACTGTTAGAATGGCTAAAAACAAGAAAGAAGTATATGTACACCCAGACTGGGCAAAGTACAATACAATGAAAGACAAAACACAAACTATACCTCTTTATCCTAATCTAAAAGGCAAAAGGTTTGTAATGCATTTTAAAGATTATGAACCTACATTTTCTTACTATGGTTTACCTGACTATGTAGCAGCACTTGACCACATAGCTGTAGATTATGAGATAGGTAAATGGAATCACACTAAGTTTCAAAATGGTTTCCAACCTTCTGCTATTGTAGAAATATCAGGAGATATGGGAGAAGAAGAAGCAAAGAAATTAGTAAAAGAAGCACAGAAAAAGTTTGTTGGAGAAGGTAACAATGGCAAGATTATGTTTATTGTAAAGAATGGCGATACTTCACCTGCAAATGTTTCTATAATAAAAGATGACCAAGATGGTAGTTGGTTAGACTTACAAAAAATTACTGACCAAAACATAATTACAGCACACAGATGGCAACCTGCTTTATCAGGTATTGTTAGTTCAGGTAAGATGAACAACACAGGAAGTGAGATTAGAATTGCATATGATATGGCAATGACTACTGTAATTAAAGATACATCTGATTTATTATTAGATGGTATAAAAGACATACTTTTAAAAGAAATGGGCTTTGCAAGAGAAGACTTATTAATACAATATGAACCACCAGTATCTTTTGCAACACAATTAGACCCTACTAAGATTCTTACAATTAATGAGCAAAGAAAAATGTTAGATGAGGACTTCCCTATGTTAGAAGAAGGAGATATGTTTATAACTGACAGAGAGCAAATTATTGTAACTAGAGATAATGATGGAGATGGTAAAGGAGATAGTGAGAGTGAATTGCAAGTAACACAAGTTGAATCACAAAACGAAGAAGAATAAATATGGCAAACGTAAATCAATATATACCTTTAGTAACAGCAGGAGAAGTAATTAGTAATAGTTTTACAAATGCAAATACAGACCCTGCACTTATATCTAACAACACTATTTTGTTATCTGAATTAGCACATATAAAACCTGCTATAGGTAAAAAGTTTTATGAAGAGCTAAAGACACAACATAATAATGGCACTTTAACTACTGCAAATCAAACATTAATGGATGATTTTATGACAAGAACTTTATGTTGGTTTGTAAGGTTTGAGGTTATAAACGAAGTACAAAGTAATAGTAGTAGCATGGGTATTGTACATAATGTAGATGAGTTTGCTACTATTGTAGACCCTTCAGAGTTAAATGCATACAAGCAAGATACATATAGAAAAGCAGAAATATATTTAAAAGATATGATTGACTATATGGAAGATTCTGACCAAAATGGTTTATATCCTACATATGAGTCTGATAGACCTACAAGAGGATATGCTTACAAAAATCATGGTATTATTATGTATGATAGCATATACTCAAGACCAAGAACGTATAACTATAATAGTTGGAGAGATTTCTGTCCATGTGATGACTGTTAAAATTTAGAGATATGCCTTGTTACGAATGTGAAAATGGATTATGGAAATTTGGTGAAACTGGCAAGTGTCAGTACGAAACTAAAAATTCGTGTGAAACTGCTAACAAGGACTACTATGCAAAGACATATAATGACTATCCACAGTCTGCAACTAACAACGCAAAGAGAGCTTTAAAGTGGGTAGAAGAAAATGGTTGGGGTTCTTGTGGTACTGATGTAGGAAAAAAAAGAGCTAGACAATTAGC